GGAAGGTGACATCATCTTTGGAACACAAGGTGATAAACTCATTTTCACTTCTTCTAATTTTCCTGCTTCTGGTGGTTCTATTGAGATTGCCACAAATGGTGCGAATTATGCCACGATTGCGGGCAATTCAAAACAACTAAGAATTTTTAATGACACTGATAGTGCCTACTCCATTGATATGAGAGCGGGTAAATATAGTTGGAAGGATGAAAATGCCGATTATTATGCAAGCTGTTCTAATGGAAGTGTAAAACTATATCACCCAGGTACTAGTGGTGGCATTCTTGATCAAAAATTTGAGACCACTGGTGCTGGTGTTACTGTCACTGGAACAGCATTTTCTAATCAGTTAAATGTCTCTGGTGTTTCTACATTCCAAGATCATGTTGTTATAGGTGATGGAAAATCAATACAGATTGGTCCTACTGGTGATCAACTTTCATTAGAATATGATTCTGCTGGGTTGGGACTTATACGACAGAATAATAATTTATTCCTGTTATCACCAACAATTACAGTTGGAAATTTAGATTCATCTAAGACTTCAGCGGCTTTCTCTCCGACAGGTTCAGTAGAACTTTATCACAATAATAGTTTAAAGTTTACTACTCAAAACACTGGTGTTACTGTAACTGGAAATGTAAATGCAACAACCGCAACGTTTACTGGAACTGGTGCAGTTGGCCTAAATACTGGTACAACGGCACAGAGACCCGCATCACCAGATGCTGGTATGATTCGTTATAACTCTGAGAATGAGCAGTTTGAGGGGTATTCTAGTTCATGGGGAAGTCTTGGTGGAGCCTCTGGATCTGGTGGAGATGCAGTATTCTATGAAAATGATAATACGGTGACGACTAGTTATACAATTACCTCAGGAAAGAATGCCATGAGTGCTGGGCCAATTACGATTAATGCTGGAGCCACGGTTACTATTCCAGCAGGTTCTGTTTGGACAATCGTATAAGGAGGAGTCATGTCTGTATCTATTAATGGGTCTGGTTCAATTACTGGTGTTAGTACACTTACTTCTGAGGTAGAAGTTCCAAATATAAGTGTAGGCACTGGTGGCACTGTAATTACAACAACTGATGATGGTAATGTTGGCATTCAAACATCAAATCCTCTTACTAAATTGGACATTAGTTGCCCACAATTTGATCCTGCAGGACAATTAAACACAACAACGAATTCCTCTCAAAATACGGGAATCAATTTAAATTATCATGGTGGGGATGCCTCTGGTGATGCTGGAGCAGGTATAAAATTTGCACAAAGATGGTGGAGTGCTGGTGAACCACAAACTTTAATATCAACGGCTGCGATTTATGGTTATAAGAGAGGTCCTACTGGAACTTTTGGTGGTGGGATAAAGATTGCAACTAGTAATGGAAACTCTAATAGTCTTGCTGATAGACTTATAATTGATGATTCTGGTAGGGTGGCAATGCCATACCAACCTGCATTTTATGCATATAGGGCTGATAATGCGAACCAGGTGGCTTCGGGTGATCAGGTTTTTAATGGAACAAAGACAAATAGGGGCGGTCATTATTCTACATCAAACGGCAGATTTACTGCTCCTGTTGCGGGTGCTTATTTCTTCTCTTGTTCTATCCAATTATATGGAGCACCAACTACTGGTCATGCGTTGAGTTTCAGAATCAATGGAACTGATTTTCATGGATCTCAAAGCAGTAGTAATCCTGTTTATGATGAACCTGCAGGAAACCATCATATGTTATATTTCTCGGCAGTAATCTCTCTTGCTGCAAACGAATATGTAACTGTTTGGACTGATAAGACTGTAAGAGGAATGCAATCATATTTCACTGGTTATTTTATAGGATAAATATCTAAAAACACGATATGGCTAAGATTAAACTTACGGGTGAATCCAGTGGATATGTAGAGATTTCTGCTCCAAGTGCAGCAGGAAATAATACATTAGAACTTCCTGCAAGTGGCACTAAGATTGTTGTGTCTGATGGTAGTGATAATATTAATGTTAATGCGATAAACGTGACTGGTGGTTCTGTTGGCATCGGTACAACTAATCCACAAAAATTAATTGAAGTTGGTGCGGCAAATACAACATCAAAATTTCAATTAAGCCCACATGGTGGTGGGTGGGATATTGGAGCAACTAGTGGAAATATAGCACCTCACTATCAAACTAATTTGTCACTTTACACTGGTCAAATTGGATCAGGATCTTTAAGATGGCAAATTGATAGTAATGGATATATGAGTGTTCCATTTCAACCAGCATTTAGAGCAACAAGAGAAGGCAGTAATTCTGTTATAACGAGTGCTCAAAGATTGCCATTCAATAGTACTAGTGCCAATGGTGGATTTGATAATACAAATTCCTATAATACCTCAAATTATACTTACACGGCACCAGTTGCTGGAGTTTATTTTTTCACTGTTTCTACATATACAAATGTAAATGCGGATTCAATGTATGATATTAGAGTTAATGGGATATATCGTCAAAGAATTGAATTAAGACAATCAAATGGGGATGATATTGGTGAAAATACTATTATTCATGGAAACTGTATTGTAAAATTAGCACAAGGTGATGTAGTTGATGCTTATTGGTCATCTGACACAATTGAGTTAATTCAAGGTAATGGATTTATACAGTTTTCTGGCGCAAAAATATCTTAATAAATAATTCCAAACATTTAAAATATAACCATGGATTATACTGTTACTTTAACTGAAGCAGAAAATAAGGCAATGGAATATACTGCTGCTTCTGTTCAAGACTGGATTGACAATGCCGCACACAATCGTGCTCGTATTGCAATTGACGAGATCTGCAAGATTTATACTGATCATAAACTCAATAATAACGAAGCAATCACCGTAGTCGGTAAGGATGCTATGGTTCTTGCTGCTTTTGAAGAGGGCCTGGTCAAGACTGCAGCACAGAGAAATCAGGAAACGGCTGCTAATTCCCTTTCTTCATAATAAATACCAAAAAAGACTGATATAACATGTCAACTATTCGTGTCAGTAAAGTAGAATCTGCAGAATCCCCTTCAAATAATATTGAATTAACTTCAAGTGGAATCGTCGTTTCTGGTGTTACTACGGCAACCAATATAGATGTTACGTCTATTAATAGTCTAAATTATCCTACTGCTGGTCCGCTAAGTAACAGGAACCTCATCATCAATGGGGCTATGCAGGTGGCTCAGAGGGGTACATCAGGCACTTCATCGAACGGGAATAACAACTTCGTTGTAGACCGTTTTAAGGGTAATGTTGGGACCAGTCCAGCTGTCATTACTCAGTCTCAAGAAACGACAGGCGCTCCTGATGGATTTCAAAATTGGCTAAAGGTCGTAGTTACAACGGCGGATACTAGCATTGATGCAGCTGATTACAGCACCATATATCAACACATTGAAGGGTACGATTTTGCTTGTGCAAATTATGGCACTAGCAATGCACAAGAAGTAACTGTTAGTTTTAAATTTAAAACAAATAAGGCGGGAACCTATTGTATGATTCACCGCAATAACGCAGCGGATAGAAACTACATTCATGAGTTTACACCAGTTGCTGATGGCAATTGGCAGACCATTACTTATACGGTACCTGGTGACATTACTGGAACTTGGGAGAAAACAAATCTCAGGGGTTTGCGTTGGGAATTAACCATCGCAAATGGAACGGCTTTTCAATCACCTACGGTTGGATCTTGGTTTAGCGGTACTTATTATCATTCATCCCCTAATCAAGTCAACTTTTTAGATAGCACTTCTAACGAGCTTGGCATCACTGGAGTTCAAGTAGAGTTGGGTTCCAAGGCGACCCCGTTTGAACACCGCCCAATCGGAACTGAACTTGCACTGTGTCAGAGGTATTTTTATAGACCTGATAGTGCTCGCCTCATGAACATGGTCTTCTATTTGTCCAACACAGCGTATGGCTACCTCTCGTTTCCAACACAAATGAGAGCTTCCCCCACGCTTGCGCAAAGCGGCAATACCGATGATTGGATCTTTTATCACAGTGGTACTCCAGATACTTTTACCAACTTTACCGCAAACGCAACGAGGCAAGTGGTTGAGTTGGTCATAGGTGCTGGGATATCTGGCAATAGTGGCGAAGGTGGTTTTGTTAGGGCTGCTAGTGGGACCAGTTATCTCTTTTTTGATGCCGAACTTTAATCACGAGAACTAACCATGACTTACACCTACACCTGGGCCGACGCTGACCAAACCAGCCTCAAGCGTGAAGACACCGACGGCAACGTCGCCTTTGTCCCCACGGATCCAGCCAACAGCGATTACGCCGAGTTTCTCAGCTCTGGTGCTACTGCTGCTGATTACGTCGCACCACCAGAACCTGCACCATTAACAACAGAAGAAAAGCTCAACGCAGCTGGACTTACAGTTGAAGAGCTACGTACATTATTTGGACTACCTGAACCACTACCCGCTGACGAGTAACAAATTGGGTCATCCGTGCTATAATAGATAGTGTGCGGATGACCTTTTTGTATGTTTGCAATTGGAATGGAAGTCGAGTACCACGGGAACGTTGGTATCATTGACTTTATGTGTAGCAGGTATATACGGATCAAACTACCTTGTTTAGAAGGTAGGAATAATCCGTTATTGGTTGTCTATTCTGAATTTCAGAAAGAAGTTATAGTTTTAAAAGATAGCTCAAAATGACATTCACCGTATATTCAAAAAACAATTGCCCATACTGCCATAAGATCAAACAGGTATTTGACTTGACAGAGCAGAAGTACGTGGTCTATAATCTTGATGTAGACTTTACCAAGGATCAATTTTATGCAGAGTTTGGTGAGGGATCCACCTTTCCACAAGTATCCGTAGAAAACAAAAATATTGGGGGATGTAGTGACACAATTCAATTCCTCAGGGAACAAAAAATCCTCTGACCTACCCATAAATAGAGGTGTAGACCTTATTCTGAACGGAGTCAAAAGACCAAAGCAAATATTTAATCTAGATTTCAAACAAAAATTTAGATTGTTCAAAAGAGAATTTTCATTGCAACTAAAATTTTCTTTTGATGTAAAAAAACAAAAAGTCTAGGAGAGGACCCATGTTAGCAGTTTCACTTGTTTTAGGTACATTCCTCATTATTGGTGCTTTTCTCACAGGGTCAATTTTTGGATGGATAGTTAGAGAGAATGTAGTATCTTTTAATGTTCCCCAAGGATTGCATCCAGAGATGTATGATGATGAAGGAGGAGTTCTCCCAGACCAACTAATCGCATTTCGCTTTGAAACTCTTGACAACGAAGAAGAAGATTATGACTAAAATGGAGTTTATTCATGGCTAAAAAATTACCACCTAACCCGCTTCAAACTGAAATTCTGCAAGCGGTATCAAGTGCAAAAACCAAGGCAGAAAAAGTTAATCTTTTAAAAGAATATCGCAATCCAGCCTTGGTTTCACTTTTGATTTGGAACTTTGATGAATCAATTACAAGTGCTCTTCCTGATGGAAATGTGCCATATACAAAAAATGATAAACCAATAGGGGACGGCATCTCACGTTTGGTAAGTAACCAGCGAATGTTTTATAACTTCGTGAATGGTGGCAATAATGATTTATCACGTACTAGACGTGAATCCCTTTTTATTGAATTGTTGGAATCACTGCATTCAGATGAAGCAGAACTGCTCTGTTTAGTAAAGGATAAGAATATTGGAAAGAAGTATCGAGTCACCAAGAACGTTGTTGCCGAAGCCTACGAGGACATCCAGTGGGGAAATCGGACCTGACTTTATGACTTGGACAGAAGAAGAAATTAAAAGCAGTCGCCAAAAGTATGGGGTCACAATCCTAAAGGCAAATTGTGATCCTAAGGATGCTGAAGACAAATCTCTTCCAACAGATGCATATCTTGTAGAATATACAATTGATGATGAAACATTCTATGACATTACAAGAGCTGCAAAGCAAGTAAAAATGTTTGATATGTATTGGGACAAATTCAAAAGTGGATTTGTTGGTTTTAGTTGGACAAAAGGATCTGTTAATCCCAAAATGTGGGGATACAAACCTAAGGAGGAAAAGAAAAAACGTTGAGGTTATGCTAAAATGTATGAAGAACTGAATTGTTTTGAGGAAGCACTCAAACACTTTGGTACAAGAGTTGAAGTCATCACTGCTATGGAAATGGCAAAAAAGATCTCTGCTGAGGATGCTTATCAGATGATCAAGGATGAACTCAAAGAAGTGAAAAAATGTCGTAAACTTTTCAAGAATGAATCATGTTAAACTGATCTCTGTCACTCCCGATGCAGAGAAAAACATTGCCTATTGTGCTCGCGTAAGTAATCCTAATAATCAGGAGAATGAGAAGATTGCTGGTCTTCTGAAATACTGCATCAATCATAAGCACTGGAGTATTTTTGAGCAGGCATTCATGACCCTGGAAATTAATACCACCAGGGGACTGGCGGCCCAAATCCTGCGGCACCGTTCGTTCACATATCAAGAGTTTTCCCAACGGTATGCAGATTCATCTCTGCTTGCCGATCAGATTCCAATGTTTGATCTTCGTCGTCAAGATACAAAGAATCGTCAGAATTCTATTGATGATATTGATGACTTCACTAAGCAAGAGTTTGAGATTCAGATTCAACGGCACTTCGCTTCTGCCATGGATTTGTATCAGGCAATGCTTGACAAAGGAATTGCAAAGGAATGTGCTCGTTTTGTGCTTCCTTTGGCCACACCAACAAAACTTTACATGAGTGGCTCAGTTCGTTCATGGATACATTATATCGATCTGAGATCTGCTAATGGTACTCAGAAAGAGCACATGGACATTGCCAATGAGTGCAAGTGTCTTTTTGCGGGTCAGTTTCCAGTGATTGCAGAAGCACTTGGATGGACAAAACATAATGAGTGAATCCATTTATTTGAAGAATAATTTTCTTACTGATGCAGAGTGTGATTTCCTAGTTTCATATTTTGAAGATAGGGAATCTTCCTCATATTATTACGAATGCAATAAGACAAACACTTTATTGTTACGTTCAAGTGTTATTGATAATATTGATGATCAGTTAAAACCTTTCTTCAGTAAGATTCAAAATCTAATTGCAAAATTAGAGGGTTCAAATCTTTATGTGAATGTTTCTGAAATTGTAAAATGGCCTTCGGATTCATCAAAGATGAATCCACATTTAGATAGAGAAGATGATTTGTTTGGAATTATCATATACTTGAATGATGATTTTATTGGTGGCAAGACCTATTTTGAAAACGGTATTATGATCACACCAAAAAAAGGAAGTATTCTTTTCTTTACTGGAAATAAAATTAGGCATGGTGTTACGTCTAGTTTTGGTAATGATAGATTTACATTAGCTTGTTGGATTAGATCCAAATAATATCTAAATAATTGTGTTGAGATTCTAACTTATGGCAACATATCCAGTAGTTCATCTTAAAACGGGTGAAACAAAAGAAGTGAAAATGAGCGTTCATGAATGGGACCAGTGGCGAGAAGAGAATCCAGATTGGTCGAGAGACTATTCTGATCCAAGTACCTGCCCTGGTGTAGGTGAAGTTGGCGAGTGGAAAGATAAACTCGTCGCAAAAAGACCTGGTTGGAATGAGGTGCTCGATAGAGCATCGAAAATGCCTGGTTCAAACGTAAAAAAAATCTAGTAAGAACTTCTTATGCCTGCAAGAAAGAGAAAGAACCAACAGCAACCAATTGGAGTTGGCCTTACCGCCAAGCAGATGAAAAGGAAGAAACCAATCAACTCAGATTTACTTCTGGACATTAATCCATTAACGGATAATCAAAGAAGATTTTTTGAATCATATTCAGAAGATAAACATTTAGTTGCCTATGGTTGTGCTGGAACAGGAAAGACTTTTATTGCACTCTATAATGCCCTACAAGACGTTCTTAATGAAGTTACACCATATGAGAAGGTTTACATCGTAAGATCCCTTGTAGCGACCAGAGAGATTGGTTTCCTGCCTGGTGATCATGAGGATAAGTCATCTCTTTATCAGATTCCATATAAGAATATGGTAAAGTATATGTTTGAGATGCCTACAGATACAGACTTTGATATGTTGTATGGTAATCTTAAAGCTCAGGAAACTATCAGTTTCTGGAGTACTTCATTCATTCGTGGTACTACATTCGACAATGCAATTCTAATCATTGACGAATTCCAAAACCTGAACTTTCATGAACTAGATTCTATCATCACTCGTATTGGTGAGAATAGTAAGATTATCTTCTGTGGTGATGCCACTCAATCTGATCTAACCAAGACTAATGAGAGAAATGGTATTGTTGATTTCATGAATATTCTACGCAAGATGCCATCTTTTGATCTTGTTGAATTTGGTGTTGAAGATATCGTAAGATCTGGTATAGTTAAGGAGTATCTACTAGCAAAAATGGATTCTAATTTGTAATGTTTAACCATATTGAACTAGATCTACATGATTTAAAAAGAAAGGAGATTGATGGTGTAAGGCATTATGTGATTCCAGAATCTAATGATGAACTCCTACATTTTGTCTCGATTACTTCAGTCATCAGCTGGATTAATCGAGACAAATTTTCTAAGTGGAGAAAAAAGGTTGGTGATGAAGTAGCAGATAGAACAATGAGGAAAGCAGCCAGTCGTGGTACTGACATGCATACATTGGTCGAACATTATCTTAAGAATGAAGATCTTCCTAAGGTTCAACCACTCTCAGAACTCTTGTTCAAAATTGCAAAAAAAGATTTAAATAAGATTGGCAATATTCACTGTCTTGAAAAGGCACTATATAGTAAGCGCCTAATGGTGGCTGGAACCGTCGATTGTATTGCAGAGTACAATGGCGAGTTGGCAATAATCGACTTTAAAACTAGTAAAAAACCAAAACCCAGAGACTGGATTGACCACTATTTTGTTCAGTGTGCAGCTTATGCTTGCATGTTATATGAACTTACTGGTATAATGGTAAAGAAATTTGTAATTATTATGTCATGCGAAAATGGAGAGTGTATTGTCTATGAAGAATATGATAAAGCAAAATACATCGAGTTGCTGGGTGAATATCTACGGAGATTCAATGAAAAATGAACTAAAAGAAGAACTCGAAAAGAAATTCATTACTTCAGAAAAATTCTGTCAAGAGATTGAACAGATTGTTCTGAAAGAGAAAATGAATTATATTGATGCAATCGTATTCTTTTGTGATAAGAATACGATTGAAGTTGATACTATTTCAAAGTTGGTAAGTAAACCACTGAAAGAAAAACTTAAGTGGGATGCTATTCGACTTAATTTCATGAAGAAGACTTCTAAGGCTAAATTGCCTATTTAAAAATGACTTGTAATTTTCAAGATTTTATTGGGGTATGGGATGATTTTGTTCCACCCCAATTATGTGATAATATTGTGAATCTTGCCGAAAGAATTACCCAACATAATGCACACAATTCAAAATTTACTGGTAATGGTGCTAATCAGTTTTCCGTAGAAGGTAAGACTGGTAGATATGATACTCAGATATATTTGACTGACTATGATTCTGAGTTGTGTGATGAAATCAATCATTATTTGACCACTTGTATATCTGAATATTGCGAGGAATACTCACATTTAAAGCAAATTAATCTAGCCTCATATATTATCAAATGTCAAATTACACCACCATCTGGTGGTTATCATGTATGGCATTATGAAAACATGTATTATGAGGAAGCATCTCGCGAATTAGTATGGTCAATATATTTAAATGATATGCCAGTTGGAGAAGCTGAAACAGAATTTCTCTATCAGAAGAGACGTATCGAAGCAAAAAGGGGGCGAGTATGTATTTTTCCTGCTGGTATGACTCATGTTCACCGTGGAAACACTGTATTTACTCACAATAAATACATTCTGACGGGTTGGGTTAACAAGGTTAAATAGCAAAATGAGTGATTTTATGAATTCAGAATTTGTCCAGCAAGAACTGGATGATATTCAAAGACTGCAGGAAGAAATTTATGCAGACTTTTTTTATTATGATACATTAGATAATGAAGACAAGATCGAACATCTTGATAAACTTCAACAACTCCTTGAGAAACAAAGCATCGTTTATACTCGTATGTCATTGAGTGATGATCCAGATGCAATTGAAAGAAAAGAATCCATCAGAGATTTTATGCTTATGATGGGCTTTGATAATGCATATGATGTCAACGCCGTCTTCTCTGAGATGCGTGAGACCATCCAAGAAATGAAAAACAACCTTGACTCCTGATCCAAAATCCCCTATAATAAACACGTTCACAACACAGGCCAAATCCGATGTCCTTTTCCGATCTCAAAAAGAAATCCTCTCTAGGTTCCCTCACCAACAAACTGGTGAAGGAAGTCGAAAAAATGACCAAGACTGGTGGTGGAGACGATCGTCTCTGGAAACCACAACTCGACAAGACTGGTAATGGTTATGCCGTTATCCGTTTCCTTCCTGCTCCCGATGGCGAAGATCTGCCATGGGCAAAACTGTATTCCCATGCCTTCCAAGGCCCTGGTGGTTGGTTCATTGAGAACTCTCTCACCACTCTCGGACAAAAGGACCCCGTATCTGAGTACAACTCTCAACTCTGGAACAGTGGTCTAGAGTCTGACAAAGATGTCGCTCGTAAGCAGAAGCGTAAGTTGTCCTACTACAGCAACATCTATGTTGTAAAGGATCCCGTAAATCCTGACAACGAAGGTAAGGTATTCCTCTTCAAGTTTGGTAAAAAGATCTTCGACAAGATCACTGCTGCCATGCAACCTGAGTTTGAAGATGAAGAACCCATCAACCCCTTCGACTTCTGGGCTGGTGCTAACTTCAAACTGAAGATCAAGAAGGTCGCTGGTTACTGGAACTACGATAGTTCTGAGTTCGCTCGTCCTCAGGCCTTGCTTGATGATGACGATGCCATGGAGGCAATCTGGAAGAAACAGTATTCTTTGGAAGCACTAGTTGCTCCTGATCAGTTCAAGTCATATGATGAACTGAAGACTCGCCTTGACTATGTTCTTGGTATCAAGGGTACTCCTAAGTTCCAAGATCAAGAGACTGTTGAGGAAGAAGAACAGTTCCGCCGTGAGAATCGCGGTGAGGTTGCTCCTGCACCATCCTTCAAAACTGATGATGGTGGATTCAATGATCCCGACATCACTCTCTCAAGTTCATCTTCTAGTGATGAAGAAGATGATACTCTGAGTTATTTCCAACGTCTTGCTGATGCCTAGTCGTAGGACTTAAGTCTGATATTATCAGCCTTAATTGTATTTCTATTCACATACTGGGAGGATTTGTCGTAAGATAATTCCTCCCTTAAGTCTATCAGGGCTTGAGTGACATATTCTTCTTTCAGAAGAGTGATTGATCTCTTTTCCTCATTCTTGCGAATTTCATACTCATAGTTAGTAACTGATCTTAGTGGTCTTATGATCGTGGATGAATCATCTGGATCAATTATTTCAAAATCAGAATCAACAACAATACCAGCAGGATAAACTAAACGATTCATGTCATCTCTGACTTCTGTTGATTCATAAAAAGCAATATCATTTATTTCGTTCCCGTATTTTTCGGATGCAAATTCATATAATTCTTTATCAGACAAAGGCCATTGATCCTTTATGTTCACAATATTGTTACAGATGAGAACCAACCAGTCTAACTCTGGATTACCATAGTAGTCATCGGCAACAATATCTGGTCTTTGTCCATCTTTTATTTCATATTCGTCAAATGCAGTCAACTCACTGATAAGATCATCTCTGAGTTTTGCTCTTCTAAAAATATTTTTGATTGTTACGTATTCCCTATCCGAAGCTCTATCTGATAGAGGTGATGGGTATTGTACGTTTGGAAGTTCTTTAAAATACATCAGTATCCTACTCCAATTTTGCCTTCTTTTTCATCATAATCATCAGCATAAACAGGTGCCAATTCTTGAAATGCCATACTCATGTTGATGATGGTTGGTGTTCCATCTTCATATGATGAATATGTTCCAGAACCAGTATAATCAACTGTTATATTTGTAAGTGCCATCTGTTTAAAACGATTCAAGAACTTATGATCACTTCCACCAGTTTTAAATCTCAGCTGAAAAATATCTGGAGTACAGATGAATACTTTATTTGTTGTCCTCTTTGGAGACATACTTTGTTTGAGTCGTCTTAATATCCTCTTTACCATTCTAGATTCAGCTTCATTTCTTGGCGCCAGTTGATAGTTAAATGAAAAGGTTCTAAGACCTGGCCCATTAAATAGGAGTTCCATATTTGGATTTAAGACTTGACCACTTTGTCTTGCCAGAACTTGACCAAAACTTA